CTTGACAACAAGAGAGAGGAAGAGTATGATTATGAAGAAAGTCAAAAACCCAAAAAGTCATTTGATGGATTTAAATTCTGATGGGACTCACCACAAGAAAACTCCAAACTCAACTTGCTAAGAGAAATCTACCTCACTACTATGAAGTGAGAACTGAAGATGGCAAGAGATACTGCCATTGTGGAAGTATGACAGATGTCAATGCTTTATTGGCAGCAAACCCATCATTCACCTATGAGAAGTTTTATCTTCCAGAGACACCAAAAATTGTGGATGTTCCTCATGTTACTGTGGCACCTGATTTAAAACTTCCTGCCCAACAAATTTTACCTGAATCTGAACTACAACCTTTTGAACCATGACAAAACATGTTGATTTTGAAAAGTATAAACAGTTTGTTAATGAAGTCACATCACAACCAAGTAAAGGACATACCCCCTTTATCGATCGTCTTATGGAACTTCATGAAAACGGACTTCCTACCGAGCGATTGCTTACTGCTGCTGTAGGTATGTCTGCAGAAGCAGGTGAATTCACTGAGATTATGAAGAAAATTATCTTCCAAGGCAAACCAGTAAACGATGATAACCTATTTCACCTGAAGCGTGAACTGGGTGACATCATGTGGTATGTCATGCAAGCATGTATTGGTCTTGATGTATCTTTGGAAGAGATTGTTGAGATGAATGTTGAAAAACTGTTGTCTCGTTATCCTGAAGGTGCTTTTGATGTTTATTTTTCTGAAAATCGTAAGGAGGGAGACCTGTGAGTAAAGTAACTATTGAAATTCCTTTGCGTGCTGCAGCAGCAGTCCGTCAAGTTTTGTTTGAAGCACAAAAAGGTTATGGGACTGAATATGTTCCTGAGCGTGTCTTTGAGATTCGTGAAGTGATCACTGATCTTGATGATGCAATTTCTAAGGAGTTGGAAAATGAAACTACTGACTCTTGAAGATTACCAAAAAGCTGGTGAAACCTTTTGGCCAAAGTATTGGTATGTTGCCAAAGAACTTGGTGAGGATTCCAAACCAGAAGACATTCTGAAAGTCATGGAAGCAGTTGGTAGTGTTGCACTAAAAATTGCACTGGAAGACAAAAGTGAACCATTTGGTTTCAACAAAAAGAAAGAGGAAGAATAATGTATACCATCTGGAACTATGCTGTTGTATTTTTCCAGATGGTTTTTGTGCCGTGCATTACTGTGCCAGCAAACTGGGAACATTGTAGTAAGATTGATCAATGGTTGATTCCAGATATTAAACATGGGGTCGAAATCTATCTCAATCCCTCTTCAATCTATGCAGAAGAGAGGAAATATCTTGAGAATATAAATAAAGAAAGGAAATAATATGCATTAGAGACATGTCTGCAGAGATGCGTAGTTTTATGGAAGCATACAGTGCTGTCCATAACAAAGAAGTAAAAGAGAATCTTGATAAGGGTAGAGATTCAATCAGTGAGATGAACCTTTCTCGTCTTACTGATGGTGACCTTTGTGAGATTGCAGAGGAAATTCTGGAAGTAATGTTTGCTGAAGGAAAGACAGTTGCTGAGTGCCAAGCAATTGTTGAAGGCATTCTTCCTTCAAGCACTAATCCTGGAAGACAAGCAAAAATTGAAAGACTGAAGGAAACCTTTGAGAAGGTCTTTGATAGAGTCAAGGAGAAGTCAGCAAGAACTGCTGTTGAGTCCTATGCACTGTATCGCAAAGGTAAGTCACTTCAAGACAACTGGAGTCGCAAGTTCAGCCATGAGAATGGCAATGTAAGACTCCATAACAGCCTGGTTGCAGAAGATAGAGCAGGTGTCAAGAATGGTCTGCTTGAACTTTACAAGGGTAAGCATGGTCAATCTGACAAAGAGTATGCTGACTCTCGCTCTCCTGGTGGTAAGATGGTCTCTGGTGACTCCAAGAGATCTGGTGCTGAGTATACTCATGGTCGCAGAGTCAAGGCAGCAAATCCTGGAATGCAACCTGATGTAGGTGGCAAGACCAAACCCAAGTCACAGGGTAAGATGGATGCTGGAACTCGTGCTGATCTCCAATACCGTAAAGCAAACCTGAAGAAGGAAGAACTGGAAGCAGGTCTCAATGAAGCAGATTCCATTGCCAAGATGAGAGAAAGAGCTGCTAAGAGAAGAGAGCAGCGTTATGGTAAGCAAGGTGGCGGTGGTCGTGATGATTTCAGACCATACACCAAAGCAGATTATGAAAGAGGTGAAGCAAATGATCCCAGAAAGAAAGTAAAGGAAGAGTTTGTTTCTGAGAAGAAAGGTGATGGTAACCTTGCTAACAACTATCCTCCATATGATAAGGTAACCAGAGGTGACATCATTGCTGGTGCAACTGGTAAGGATCAGATGGGTGGTAAGAACATCAGAGGTAATGATTCCAAGGCACAGAAAGCACGTCTTGAGAAGAAGCGTGGCATGAAACTTGATGATCATCCTCAGTTCAAGGAAGAACTTGAAGCAACTGGCAAGTTCACTGCACAAGAGATTGAGGCAATCATCAATAAGCTCTGAGGTTTAATAAATGGCTGATACTGCTAAATTTGAGGCAGCAACCATTGCCTGTTATTATCAAGCTATAAATGATGGTCAATCCACTACTCCTGGTCTAAGTCCTGAAATGACAAAGGCAATGGATCAGGAGTATCCTGGTATGTCATCAGAATGGAGAGAGGGCATTCTTGCTGGTGCAGATGCTCTTATGAAGTATATTGGTCATACTCCAGGAACAAGAGATGGTACTTGGTTGTATGCTCATTATGATGGAAGAGTGAAAACTATTCCTGCAGGAGACCAGACAGATATCATCAATTACATTTGGGATTCTTTTTCCAGAGAACAAAAGAAAATATTCTCAAACAAAAAGGACTCTTGGAATACTGCTGATGTTTACATGGTAAAGAGGGCAGATAATGCTAAGATGAAGAGAGATGTAGATGATTTGAAAGAGACCTTTTCAGATCTGGATCCTGAGATTTATGTTGGAACTGTGAACAGATACATGTCTCAAAGATTGAGCGCAAAGGTTTTGCTCCCAATATCTCTAAAACAGAAGACCAGAGGTGCTGATGTAAAAGTTACACCCACAAACTTAGAGTTGGGTCCTGATGGTCTGGAAGTGAAGAATGGATCTATTGAAACTGCTTTGAAAACAGTTATGGATGTAACTGAAAGAGGTGGTATTGATTTTGCTGGAAACTCTTTGAGATTTGCCGCAAGATTTGAAGCAGGAACTTATGCTAAAAAGTATAGTTGGGAAAGTAAAGGATCAAGTAAAACTGCAGATGCTACAGAACCAAGAGATCTGGTTCTGAACAATAAGGGAAAATACACAACAGCAACTGCAAGAAATGGTTCTATTCCCGGACCAAAGATGGCAGAGTTGGTCCACAAATACACTGGGGAAGATATCAATCATAATATTCCTATGAATAGGAAATTGAATGATCAGGAAACCAAGTACTGGCAAAAGTACATTGAAGATATAATCAACCATAAAAGACCTAATGTTCCTATTGATCTGGGAACATTCAAGATATCTGGTAAGAAAGTTTCACCTGCAGAGTTCATTCAAGGAATTGCTTTGATGGATCAGGGAAAACCTGGTGGTAAGAATATGGATCAAAAGATAAGAGCAAAGTTGAGGCATCTCAGGTATATCAAGATGTTCTACGAAGCAGATAAGAAACATCTTCTTGGTGAACTTATTTCACACGCTTACTTCCTTTCATCTAAAATGAACATCAGTCAGGAGGATCTGGCAGGACCATTCATCAAGGTCCAGTAACTTGACAACCACCACCTGACCTGCTACAATATTCCCATATCTGAGTATGACTATGATTGACCTGAGGACTGGTAACTGCATTGAACTTGCAAAGGGTCTTGAGGATAATTCTATCAACTGCACTGTGACTTCCCCTCCATACAACAAGTGTGGTGTTGGTGGTGGATTGTTTCGTAAAATTGAGTATGCTGCTTTTGATGATACCCTCCCTGAAGATGAGTATCAAGAGCAGCAAATTGAACTGCTGAACATTCTCTTTGATAAAACCAAAGAGGGTGGTTCACTGTTCTACAATCACAAGGTAAGGTATTTCAAGGGTGATGCTATTTCTCCTTGGGCATGGTTGACCAAAACCAAGTGGAACATCAGGGAAGAGATTGTCTGGAATCGTGGCAGTGGTCCAGAGATTTCTGGTTACAGGTTCATTCAAACAGATGAGAGGATTTTCTGGTTGTGTAAGGGTGCCAAGCATCCACGTCTCCCAAGACGTTGTGCTGAGTGGAGCAGTGTGTGGAAGTTTGCTCCTGAAATGAAGAATCCCCATCCTGCACCTTATCCCATTCAACTTCCTACCAGGTGTTTGGCAGCAGTGATGCAAGAACCTGGAATTGTGTTGGATCCTTACAGTGGGTCTGGAACCACTGGTCTTGCTGCTAAACTATTGGGGCATGACTACATTGGGTTTGACCTTTCAGATGAGTATCATGAGATGGCAAGGAAAAGAATTGCTGAACCATCCAAGAGTGACCTGAAGAAGTTCAATGAAGAAACTGGACTTGCTCCTGAGACTGATACTGATGTATTCAGTCTGGCAGGGTCCTAAATAATTCAACTGGAATAGCATACATACACAAATGAAGTCTTTCCTGGGTTTTCTTGCTGAAGCATCCAAGCAAAAGCAAGTAAAGAAAATTGAAGAACCTCAGCAGCAAAAGCAACCATCTGCTGCTGAGGCAAAAGAGAATGAAGCAGATTTGGTAGCACAAGAAGAGGGAGAGTTTGGTACATTTGCTAATGGTGTTGCTAGGAGAATGGCTCCTCCCACCAGAGCAGATGGTACTCCTAAAGAAGATATGGGTGAACTGGTAGTCACTTTTGGTAGGTTCAATCCTCCAACAGTGGGTCATCAGAAGTTGTTGGATGTTGCAAAGAAAACAGCAGGAAAGGGAACTCTTAAGATCTATCCTTCTAGGTCTCAAGATGCAAAGAAGAATCCATATGACTGTGATGAAAAAGTGGAAATCATGAAGATGATGTTCCCAGATTGTTCTGATTGCATTGTCAATGATCCCAATGCAAGGACTATTTTTGATGTTTTGAAGCAGGCATATGAAGATGGATATTCAAGTGTTAAAATTGTGGTTGGTGGCGATAGAGTCAAGGAGTTTGAAAAACTCTCAGGAGACTACAATGGCAAACTTTATGACTTTAGTGATCTTGCCACTGTATCTGCTGGAGAAAGAGATGCCGACGCTGAGGGTCTGGAAGGGGTCTCAGCATCCAAGATGAGAAAAGCAGCAGCAGATGGTGACCTTGCAGCATTCAGAAAGGGTCTGCCTGACACCATTGATGACAAGACTGCTAAGAAAATGATGAGCACCATCAGAAAGAGGATGAATATTTCTGAGGGTTGGAATCTCTGGGAGATTGCTCCTAAGTTTGACTGGAGAAATCTCAGAGAGAATTATGTCTCAGGTAAGATTTTCAAGTTGGATGAAAAGGTTCAGAATCTCAACACTGGTCTTGTTGGTAAGGTTATTCGTAGAGGAACCAACTATCTAATCTGTGTGACTGAAGACAATATTATGTTTAAGTCTTGGATTAGAGACCTCTGTGAGTATA